AAGAGTTGATAAGCTCGTGCGTGATAGTCTGCGAGGACATAGAGGACTCAATGATAGGGATGTTTGTGGTAAACAAGAACATTGGATCATTCAACACGCTGATAGTAAGGGCGGCAGGACCGTTGCTGAAAGATATCGAGGGGGCAGTAGGAGCAAGAGCAGTGTCCGATGCCAACGGGGTGACATTCGGAAACATCCAGCTGGAGGATTTGGGCAAGGCCAAAAAGATAGTATGCGACGCCAACAAGACGTTGTTCTTAGGAAACAGTATTAGGACTCAACTCTATGCCGAGACGTTAGAAAAACAGGCGGAAGCCGAGCCGAACATGTACATAGCAAAGAAGTTAAGAGAGAGGATAGCTAAATTGAGGGGAGGAGTGGCAGTGCTAAAGGTGGGAGCTCCAACGGACTTTGAGAGGGATTACCTACGACTCAAGGCCGAAGACGCCGTAAAGGCGGTCCAGGCGGCGTTAGAAGAGGGCGTAGTGGAGGGAGGGGGGATGACATTCTGGAAGATAGCCCAGGAGTTGAATCCGAAGACGCCAGGAGAAGAGATCCTCAAAAAAGCCCTGACTTCGCCGCTTAAAAAGATAATAGAAAACTCAGGAAAGGATTACACCGAGATAATAAAAGAAATGCCAGACGGCCAGGGATATGACGCTAAACTAGATAGGTACACAAATCTGTTGGAAAGTGGTATAATAGACCCAAGCAAAGTAGAAAGGTGCGTGCTTGAGAATGCCGTCTCGGCCGCATCCACGTTCATTACAACGGCCGCAATAATTACCGAACATGAAGAAAAAGACAAATGAGGAAATAGTACTACCAGCCAAGATAGCTGTGTTTGACGATAAGAAGAGCGGAGCAAAGACGGTAGCGTTCCCTTTCGTATTCCTCGATGGAACCAGTGGGGTGGTTTCGGTAACCAGATTAAAGAACGAGATATGGATTCCGCAAAAGGATATTAAATCGGTAATAATAAATTGGAACGAATCATGAAAATAGAACCAGTGGGGAATATAATATACCTGGAAATAAAGGAAGCCAAAGCTGGAGTGCTTGATACGTCTTCAAGGCAATCAGCGGTGGAGTATGCCCAAGTTCTGGCCGTAGGCAGCGAAGTAAAGATAGTAAAGCCAGGGGACTGGGTATTCGTAAAGGCATGGTCGGTAGATATAATTAACCACGAAGATAAAAGATTTTATTTCGTGAGCGAAGACACCAACGGGGTGTTGGCGATAGTAAAATGACACATAGAAAAGACAGAATTAGGAAAATGAGACAGGGATGGAGACGATCCCACGGAGAGAAAGTTCCAATGGTTGAATTGAAAGAATTGCCAGTAAAAGAGCCGAAGAAAACACTATGGCAAAAAATAAAGAGTGTGATAACAAAAGTTTGGCACACGGACTATCAGTGATAGGGGAGGATAGAAACGCAATGAGAGTGTTCTGCAACGTCTGTCACCGAAGATACGTGATCCACAAGGACCCCAACAAAGGAAACCCAGAGAAAAGAGTCTATGCAAAGCTATTCAAGCGATGGATACTTCAAGGAAATGACAACCTATTTTATAAATATCACCCAGAGCATCTAAAAAAATAACGTGGAACAATTACAATGGCACAACGAGCGTAGGAGAATAAACGAGCTGATTCCTTACGCAGAAAACCCAAGACTGATCACAGAAAAGGAGCAAGAAGATTTAAAGAAATCACTGGAAAGATTCAATCTGGTAGAGATACCAGCTATAGATACGGACAACAAAATAATAGCAGGACACCAAAGACTAAAAGTGCTTCAAATCCTAGGCAGAGGAGAAGAGGAAATAGACGTAAGAGTCCCAAGCAGGAAGCTGACACAGGAAGAGTTCATGGAATACAACCTGCGAAGCAACAAGAACCTAGGAGAATGGGACTACAACTTACTGGCAAACTTTGATGAGAATCTGCTACTGGATATAGGATTTTCAAATGATGAAATAGACACGGTGTTTGGACTGGATAAGGCAGATGATTTCGATGAGAAAAAAGAGTTCGAAAAGGCAGTAAAAGAGCCGAGAGGAATACAATTTGGGGATGTATGGAAACTAGGCGATCATAAGCTGATAGTAGCTGATTCAACGGACAAAGATGCATGGGCAAAGCTAATGGGAGATGAAAGATTTGATTTCATGTTCACTGATCCACCATACAGATTGGCGTACAATAAGAAAAGAGTAAGAAAAGTCCACACAAAAGAGGGCTGGAAAGTAAAAGGACAAAGAGAGTATGACACGGTTGGGGAGACTGACAAGAAAGGCAAGCCTAAAGGATTTGGGTCAGAACAAAACAGGACATATGAAGGAATAACGGACAGAGGAGTTCCAGAGTTTGATGAATGGCTCTCAATAGCCCATGAGTACGAGAATCAAAAAGGAGTGAATATAATGGTATTTGAGAACTGGAAGAACGTTCACGATTTATGGGAAGCGATACAAAAGTACTGGAAAATAAGAAATATGGTGATCTGGCATCTGCCAAGCAGGCACCAGGGATTTAGTGCCAAATACAGCTTCTATTCAAGGTATGACATAGCTCCGATAGCAGACGCAGGAAAATCAACAATGAATGAAGACCCAGAACAAGAAATAGTAGACTACCTGGAAGAAAAAGGACAAAAGCTATTAGATTCATATGAGATAAGCCTCTATGGAAACAAGGGACAAAGTGAATGGGAAAGACACTCAGGCAAGTGGGGAAAGGTATCAGATCACGTAAGTTGGATTCCAAGCTCTGAATCATCAACAGGACAAAACCTTGTATTTGGGACAAAGCCAATCCAAATTCTAGTTCCATACATAAAAGTACTAAGCCCAAGGAATGGAATAGTCATGGAACCATTCGGAGGATCAGGAAGCACGGCAATAGCTTGCGAGATAATGAAGAGGAAATGCCGATTGATAGAAATATCTCCGACATATTCAGAAGTAATAGTCAATAGATGGGAGAAGTTCACAGGTAAGACCGCACAAAAAATATGAATGAAGTAGATAAAAACATTACAACATCAGGAGCGACAAATGACGCAGGGAAAAATATGAACAAACCTAATAATACAGGCAAAAAACAGGATACAAAGTTCAAACCAGGTGTTTCGGGCAACCCCGCAGGCAGACCGAAAGGCAGCAGGAATTGGACCACAGAAATGGATGAGATAGTGGAAGAATTAGCAATCAAGAATAACATCAGTTTCCAAGAGGCAAAGAAAGAAATATTAAAAAGAGTATACATGGAAGCGAGGCAAGGGAACTTTAATTTCTATAAAGAATGGGCCGAAAGGTATTACGGTAAAGTGCCAGACAAAATAGAACACAGTGGAGAAATAGAAACAAAGACCACCATCCCAGAGAGAGCGATGAAGATAATTGAAGCTGACTTAAAAAAGAAGAGAACAGAATGAACTATGATGAAATCGCAGCAACCCAATCAATACTGAAGTTCCTGGATTATTATCATATAACCAACGATCAAGGGCAGGAGCTGGATTTCAAGGATCATGAGTACATGTGGGATGTTTATAGCGACTTCTCTCCAAAGATAGCGGTGTTAAAAGCGGCACAGATAACCGCATCAACCTGCTTCAATCTCAAAGCCTTATGGCTGGCGAAGAATAAAGGGATGGACATCATATACTCCCTGCCTTCTTCATCGGATATTAAGGACTTTGTGTCTGGAAAGACAAATAGGTTGATAACCAATAACCCGATTCTTCAGGAATGGACCATAGACAAGGATTCAATCGAGCAGAAGAAAGTAGGCAGCAACGTAATCTACTACCGAGGCACGTGGACCGAGCGGGCCGCAATAGCCATACCTGCTGACCTTTACATAAGCGACGAGACGGACAGATCCAAGCAGGACATAGTGGCTCAATACAGGACCAGACTCCAGCATTCAAAGTACGGCTGGGAATGGTATCTCTCAAACCCCTCGGCACCAGGAGTAGGAGTGGACAACTTCTGGGCGATATCCGACCAAAAGCATTGGTTTGTTAAATGCGGATGCGGAGAGTGGCAGTTCATGACAATGGACAACATTTTAAACAGAGAGGGGAGTTATTACTTCGGATGCAAGAAGTGCGGCAAGGAAGTTGACAGGCATCACGGCAAATGGGTAAGGAAGTACAGCGACAGAAAAGACGTGTCAGGATACTGGATCCCGTTATTGATAGCACCAAGACGCACGGCTCAATATATTATTGACAAGAAGAAGGAATACAACGACGAGCAGTTCGCCAACTTCGTGATGGGACAGCCGTACATCGGGAGAGGAAACGTGCTGACAAAAAACGCTTTCTTCCAGAACTTAATAAACAAAATCAACCCACAGGACACACGGACCATAATCGGAGTGGACACGGGAGTGGGAATAAACTACGTGGTAGGGAACAGCAACGGGATATTCTTCTACGACAAGTCGGACGGATACGAGCCAATAAGGAGTCTGCTTTTACGATGGAAGAATGCGATATGCGTAATAGACCAGGGGGGAGATATCATCGGGCCACGTAAATTAAGGGAAGAGTTCCCGAACAGGGTGTTTCTGTGTTTCTTCAGGCAGGATATGAAGAATGATGAGTTCATGCGTTGGAAAGACGAAGAAGGCACGGTGATGGCGGACAGGAATAAGATGATCCAGCTTGTAGTGGATGAGTTCACGGAGAAAAGAATACCTATCTGGGGAAGCGAGAACGAGTGGTACGATTACTGGCTGGAATGGGCGGGGATGTACAGATCCGCAGAAGAAAACCAGCTAGGAGTGCCAGTATACAAGTGGAACAAGCCGTCATCGGGGCGTTGCGATTATCCGTTCGCTACGGTATATTGGCGTATAGGCATTGACAGGTTTATGGAAAATGTTGCGACATTTCATGAGCCGAAAGGGGATCAGTTCGCATACACAGGGATAGAAGTGACCCCAGACAATAAGGCGTTCCTCCCCAAGAGATAAATATCCACATAGATTTAACCGACAAATAGTGTAAAATATAGGCAATTAAAATTATTAAACCATGACAGAACAAGAATCGTTTGATAAATCCAACAGAGAGTTTCAGGAACGTAAAGCAAAAGATCCTGAATCAAAATTCATTTCAGGGTATAGTAAGTTTCACTTGGGAATTGCGAAATCAAAAAAGAAGATGGCAGAGAAAATGGCTCCAACTGCTTCTCACAAAAAATATCTAAGAAGATTAAAAATCGCATTGCTCCCTTACAAAAGGCCGATGAACATTCGATGGAAGAAGTAGAGAAGATAATTTAACAAGAGTAGGAGAAAAAGAATTAGCTCGAATGAGCAAAGGTAAAAAAACTATATTTGGTCTTAAATAAACAATGGCGATATTAGCAAGTCCAGAAGCTTCGGGTGGGATCCTTTCTGCGGTTAGGGGTGCTTTTGGGTTGTTCGATAAAATGAACAAGGCCGAGGGAGTGGATGAGAACATGTCTCCGATACCGATAGACGAATATGAGAGTTCGCTAAGCGATCTGGAGATTGTAGAGCTTATAGGAAAATGGAAGAGAGTCTATTCGGTATATTTCACCGAGATAGACAAGTCCCAGAAACTGTCGTTCGATTACTGGGTAGGCAGGCACAGAGCCGATGACGCCTCGCAGACCAACAAGAACATTCCCGATGCGACAGACAATTTGATATTTGAAGCGATAGAAACATTCCTGCCGATAGCGACAAGGGCCAATCCAGATCCATTGGTGTCGGCTGATCCATCGGACTTGGGACAGAAGCTGGCTAAGGATATCAAGGTAACCTTGGTTAACTGGGCGGACACGCAGAAGTTAAGAAGGAAACTGGCGATGGTCACACGCCAGTGGGCTTTATACAGGATAGGAGTGGGTAAATTATGGTGGGACCCGAAGACTAAAGAGATTAAATTTGACGTGATAAATCCGAAAAGAATGATATTTGACAAGGACGGGTATGTGGACGCTGGAGGGCATTTCATAGGGGAATACTTAGGAGAAAAGAAGAAGAAGACCGCAGACGTTCTGATGGAAATGTTCCCAAAAAAGAAAGAAGAGATAAAAATAAAAGCCAACAACAAGATGGGGACTCAAATAGAGTTCTACGAATGGTGGTATCAGGGGACGGATGTATTCTATACAATGGACGAAACGGTATTGGGCAAGTACAAGAACCCGAACTGGAACTACGACGGAAAGGTAAAGACAGTTGACCCGACAACAGGAGCGGAAACAGAAACCGAGATACAGGGAACAAATCACCTGAAAGAGATGGACTATCCGTACATGTTCCTTTCGATATTCTCAACATCACAGCAACCGCATGACGAGACGAGCCTTGTGATGCAGAACATTTCAATACAGGATATGATTAACCGAAGATGGAGGCAGATAGACAACAATGTGAATGGAATGAACAACGGAATAGTGGTGTCGGGGACTTCATTCACGGAAGAACAGGCCTCGCAGGCGGCATCGGCGTTAAGAAGGGGGATGGCGATAAGAGTGCCGAACGGTAAGGTTGGGGACGCAGTTCAAAGATTTTCAGCACCAGCTCTACCGAATGACGTATTCAATAGTTTGAGGGACGCCAGGATGGAGCTAAGAAACTTATTCGGGACGTCAGGATCCACGCCAGAGGGACAGAAAGCCCAGGAGAGTGTCAGGGGCAAGATTTTAATAAACCAAATGGACGCCTCAAGGATAGGCGGAGGAATAACCGAAGTCATCGAGCAGGTAGCTGATACGATTTACAACTACGTAGTTCAGATGATGTTTGTGTATTACGATGAAGAGCATTTTATAACCACGGCAGGAGCGACGGGCGGGATGGAGCTGATAACCATAAAGAACAGTGCGTTCCAATTCTTAAAGACTCTAAGTATAACGGTTAAAGAAGGATCGCTTATACCCAAGGACCCGATGACCCAAAGAAATCAGGCAATAGACCTTTGGAGTGCGGGAGCGATAGATCCGTTAAACCTATTCAAAGCTCTGGATCTGCCCGACCCAGTCGATGCAACCAAACAATTGATTCTCTGGCAACTGCTACAAAAGGGAGCGATTCAGCCGCAAATGTATCTGCCGAGTTTTGCGACCCCAACACAGCCAGGAATGGCACCAGGGGGAGTTCCACCGCAGGGAGTGGGAGGACAAGCGGTTAACTCGTTAGGGCCGCCAGAACAAGCCCCACCGCCGCCAGTGGCGACCCCAGAGGCAGTAACGGCTCAATCTCAGCAGTTAATGAGATCCGTGCCGATAAAGTAGGACACTTGACAAAGAAATAGATTTATGTAATAGTAATATCCCCATAGAATAAAGGTCAAATAGTAGTAAAATATACACAATGAAAAAGGAGCAGTTAGCAAAAAAGATGGGCAAGAATAAAAAAAGTGCCGAATATTATCACAAAGGGTCTGGTTCTTGTTACAAATTACATGGAAAAGAGTTAATTCAATACCCAGCAAATCGTGGCGGTGGTTATGATAAGGGAGAAGGAGGAAGTGTTGATTGGGGAAACGTTGATAAATCAGAACATCCAGAGCTAAGAAAGATCTATAAGAAGTTGGGTGGAAAGATGAAGAATATCAATTACGGAAAACTTATGGTCGGACCAGAAGATATAAAAAAATAACATGAAGAAGAAAGATGTAGCCAAGAGAATGAAGTTCGATCGCAAAAGATTTGTGATAGACAGATATCCTGGGGACAAAGACGAAGCACCAGGCTACACATTATATGACAAAAAATGGGACGCAAGCGATTTGCTTGATACCAAAAAAGCTGCAAAAGAAAAAGCCATGCAATGGCAGAAAAGGGAACATCACCCAAATACAGGATACTTAAGATGGCTCAAAGACGAGATAGGAAACTAACATGAAAAAACACGATATAGCTAGAAAGATGAAACCAAAATTATCGCAAGTCAGCAAGGAATACTTCGGTGGTAAATGGCAGAAAGTTGGATTTTATGAAAATGATAAAGGAAAAATAGTTAAAGTAAAACCAATAAAATAACATGCCACTCACAAAAAAAGGAGAAAAAATCAAATCAGCCATGGAGAAAGAATACGGATCCAAGAAAGGAGAGCAGGTTTTCTATGCCTCAGAGAACAAAGGTACAATAAAGGGCGTAGCAAAAAAGAAACATGAGGTAGCGAGGAAAATGAAATAATATGAAAGATAAAAGAAGTAAATTTGCATGGGGAAAGGCATTGGCTCTCCGAGAAAAAGAGCTTAGTTCAGATAAGTATTGGGCTAAAGTTGGAGAAAAAAAGAAAGAAGTCGCAAAGAAGATGAAGAAAGATTATCATGTAGGATTAACCCATTATTCTTCCCGCCATGCGTATAGAAAAGCAAAAAGAGAAACAGATGAAGGGATAGAATCCATAACCAATCCTCACGATTAAACATGAACAAATCCATCCCCCATTTGATAAAAGACGAGAAGCAGGCTATAAATGATTATGCCGACTCGGCACAAGAGATTAAACACACAGAAGCTAAGGGAAAGTTCAGACACATAAGAAAAGAAGAAATCCACCACAAAAAAGAGCTTAAAGAACTAAAAAACAAGGTCGCAAGTAAGATGAAACAATAATATGGCAAAGAAAAAAGAAGATAAAAAAGAAAAAGAGGAAGAGAAGAAAGAATCCAAACTCAAAGAAAAGAAAGAGCATGTGGCGGGGAAGATGAAGAAGAAACATCCTAGAATAAAGGAATACAACGACGAGCAGTTCGCCAACTTCGTGAGTTGACATGAAAAAAGTAGACTGGAAAGGAGTGTTTGATAAAGCAGAAAAATTGCACGAAGAAAAATATAAATAAATCGTCAAAAGGTTCTGGATTATCCTAAAAATCCGTAATATAAATAAATGGTTCATGGTCATCCAGGAAAACTTGTAAATAGTATGGCAGATGTAAATTTAAATGCACCAGCCTTCGGTGAAGGGGCTCAGAAGCCCGAGGATCTGGTGGACGGCAATGTTCCAGTTGGGACAGAGTCGGAAGAAGAGGAGGTCGAGGAGACGCCTGAACTCCCAGTTGAGGAGAACAAAGTCCCCTACTCAAGGTTCAAGAAGTTCCATGATCAAGCTCTGGATGCCACAAAAGAGGCAGAAGTTCAGAGAGCTCGTGCGGACTATTTTGAAGAAGCCTTGAGGACAAGCAGAACAGCGGAGGAACCAGCAGGGGAATCGTCAGCTTGGGATGCTTGGAAAGAGCTTTATGGGGATTCAGAGGCATCAATAAAGGCCTGGAAGATCCAACAAAGCATCAATGAATCAATCAAACAGGAGGCCAGACAGGAGGCTATTGAGGCTGTAAGGAGCGAAAGGTTGGAGGAATCAAGTCGAGTTAGGGACAATATCAAGCAAATAAACTCGAACTTTGAGGATTTGTCGGCTATGTTAGGCAGGGATTTGACCGAAAGGGAACAATCCACACTGCTCGATATAGTGGATGATTACACATCAAAGGACGAGGACGGAAATTACATTGGAGCGATACTTCCTTTCGATAAGGCTTGGGAAATCTACGAACTCAAACAAGGAGCGACCGAAGCTCCCAAAAAGCAATCAAGAGACAACGTGGCTTCGTTGATTGGTTCAAAAACACACGGTGAGACCAGCATGACGGCCGAAAAGGACAAGAACTTCAATCCGTTGGACTGGGACGCCTACAAAAAAAGGGTCTAAACGAAAAAATTAAACGAATTTAAAATATATGGCATTTAATAATGTCGTGGATACGATTACTCTTGAAGAAATCATTCCACGAGTTGTTGATACTGTATTGAGAAGTAATAGGTTTGCGACAAAGATGCTTTCTAAAACAAAGCGTTTCGGAGCCGCAACCATGGATTTCCCTAAAATCTTTATGGGGAAATAAAATTCTCTCTGATAAGGGGAATGCTGAAATTGCTAACCCCTTCCAAGCATATTGACAGTTGGGAAATAAAAGAGTATAGTTTGGTTCATGAAACAAAATAAATTAACCAAATTATCGTACATGGCTGGGTTTTTTGACGGAGAAGGTTGTGTAGGAATACTTAAACACAAGAAAGAAACCGCTCAAAGTCCATCTTATTATGTCTATGTTTCTATTGGACAAAGAGATGGAACAATTATGGAATGGATCAAAGGAAACTTTGGAGGTAGAATATACAAAGTAAAAAGAGATGGCAGTTACCAATGGGGAATGTCAGACAGGAAAGCGTATGAGTTCTTAAAGAAAATAACACCATTCCTTAAATACAAAAAACCACAAGCCGAATTAGCAATTAGATTCACGGAAAGAGTGATACATGAAAGGGGAAATGAAAAAAGATTTATACAATTATCTCCACATGAAATTAAAATAAGAGAAGAAATATACCAGAAGATGAAATTGCTAAAGAAAATGTTTTCTGAACCTAAGTCAATAATGCAGGAGTAACGACTAAGCGAGAGAACACCGAAAGGTGATGCGATAGTCTGAACTTACATAAACAAAAAGTGTAAGATTAACAAAATTCATAAAGTATCAAATCGGAACAGCAATCCAATCCTTCTTGGGATTTGATGCATTACCAACGAGTTTCACGGACACTCGCGTACTCATGAAGTACAATCCAAGATTCGTGGCGGCTAACGTTGCGTTAGCTGGCACAGACATCATCGCAAACAATACCGCAGCGAAAGTGCTTGATCTTACGAAAGTAGAAATGCAATCAAGAGCTCAAGACTTGGCTGATGGACTAGGAACAATGCTTTGGGGTGATGGCACTGGAAACGCTGGAAAGGACTTGCTTGGACTAGGAGCAATCGTTGACAATGGAAGTACTGTTGCAATCATCGGGGGTCTTTCAAGAAATGTGTATACCACATTGAAGTCAACGGTAACCGCAGCTGCTACCTTGTCGCTGGCCACTATGCGTACCCTATGGAATGCAATCGCAGATGCGACAATCGCACCCACCAGAGCGTATACTGACTATCCGACATGGGCATTATTTGAACAACTTCTGCAACCGCAGGAGAAAATCTTCAAAGAAGTGAACATCGTTCCCAATTATAAGGGATACGAGGGATTCGCTGGCCTTATGTATGCAGGTATGGAAATTGTACCCGACAGAAAAGCGACCGCAGGTCAAATGGTCTTCTTAAACGAGGACTTCGTTGATTTCTACGGTCTTGACACCGACTTAGAACAATTTGAAGGAGCAAGGAAGGTTGATGTTGCTGGAAAATTGTTCGCAGGAAACCAGTATAATGAAGTTGGAAACTTAGGTTTCTATTGGACTGGTTTCATTAAAGTAAACACACAGTTTGCCTTTAACTCGTTCATAATTCTTGGCGGTAATCTTTGTACCGACAACCCGAGAAGGCATGGAAAACTTACTGGAATAACTGGAGTTTAATAGTCGTAGCAGTAATTAACTAAAAACATAACTATGGCTATACTATTAGAAAATATATTCAACGAGTTTCAGTATCCCAGCAAAGTTGCTTCAAATAAGGACTGGGACCTGTCTGGATCCAGCAGTGTTAAACTACCTGGGGGGACTATCATTGGAAGCAATGTAGCTCCTGCTGCGGGTGGATCCGCATCTGCTGCAATTCTGGCCACATCTACGGCCTTATTGGGAATTTACTTTGGAACTGGAACGCCATCATTCTCGGCAGCAAAGGGTTCGTTGTATGTTAAAGTTGATGCGTCAACTAATGTTACCAGACTATGGGTAGCAACTGACGATGCTGGAACTTGGACATTCTTAACAACCAATGCTTAAAGGTCAAACAATTAATTAAAGAAAATTATGTCAACATTAAAAGCAGACATACTCGTCACACCGCAAGACATTCTTGCGTCTGTGGTTACTCAGGGAACTGACCTTGGGGCGAGAGCAACGTCTGGTGATAGTAGATACTTCCGATACATGAAAATCGGAGCGGCAGCGACTGTAGCTGGTCAGGTTTATCAAGGACCAGCCCAGGATTCTACGAATCTTAATCCTTCTGGAGGATTAGGTTTATCCGCAAACGCAGCAATAGGAGCTACTTCGGTCACTATTAGCACTGCAATAACTGTAGCGGCAGATGTCCTAGCGGGCGGATTTATGACCGTAGCGGTCACGCCTGGACAGGGATATACCTATAAAATTACTGGGAACACCGCAGTTACTGGAGCCGCTGGAATGGTGGTCACATTGGAGGATCCACTACAAATAGCACTGACTTCGGCAGCTTCAAAGGTATGCCTATACAAGAATCCTTATCTTGGAATAGTGGTTGCACCAACCACAATGACAAATGTTATTGTTGGAGTGCCGACTAACATCTACACGGCATTGTATTACGCCTGGATTCAGGTGGGCGGACCATGTTCTTGTCTCCAAACTGGAACAGGAACTTGTGGAACGGCTCTTGGATTCTTACAAGGAGGAACACAGGGATCATTAGCACCTGCTATTGCGGGAACATCGATATTAGCGTGGGCATTGGGAACTTGCGTCACGGGAGAGTATGATTTAGTGAACTTAGTAATAAGTTAACTACAAGAGACCCCTTCGGGGGTTTTTTGTTGCTAAAAAATAAGAGAAGTGGTATAATTTGCGGAAATAAGTGGTCGATATTAAAATTAAAAATAAATAAAATGAGTTCAATTATTGGAAAAGACGAAGGAGTCTACAATCCAGCATTGAGATTTGCCTTCACAAATATCACGGATGAAGATTTTGTATCGGCCTGGAACAACAGTCCAATCATAATCAAGGCTCACCAGACAGTGGAGCTCCCCCATCACTTGGCGGACAAGCTAACTGATGAATTAGTTGATAAAATAATGATTGGAGAGGCAAAAATGGAAGAGTTAGAAAAGAATCAGCAGTATTATAGGTCACCCAAGGGGATATCATTGGGGATTCCTGCCGCCCGAAAACCATGGGAGGATAAGATCGTCAGACAAATGGAAGTTGACGAGGAATCGCCAGAACTTCAGGTCATTAGGGCTCAAATCAGGGAAGAATTGACCAATGACTTGCAGAACGCACAGCAACCAAAGCAACCAGCTAGTGATATCAAAATAAGTCCAACAGAGTTTTCTGAACTAGGGAGAGGAGGAATAACGGTAAAAGCTCCTGCGAAGAAACCTCTAAAAACCAAGGTTATAAAATGAAGTTAATGACGCCTCAAGTGACAAAAGACAAGCAAGAACAACAGCTTGCTCGTGAGGTTTTGCGTTCCGAAGAAGTCAGAATGATGGCGATGAAAGTAAATAAAGACTTGGCTAATGCCGAGTCTAATTTTAACAAAGTATTGGCTGGACAGAGAGAAAGATGGGCCATAGAAGAGTTGAATCATGAGAAAAGAGTAGCCGAGATGACCAGCGAGATAAAAGAACTAAACAAGCAGAAAGAGCTGGCAATGATCCCAATCGAGAAGTACAGGAAGGAAGTTGACGACAAGATGGCGGGAGTTATGGTCTTTTTGGAGGAAGTTAAGAGAAGAGAGCTGGATGTAGATGACTTGGTGGAAAGACTGGAAACCAAGTTAACTGACGTTGGAAGTAGGGAAATAGCCGTCAGGGAGGGCGAAATTAGGCTTCAATTGGGCCTTGAAGGGCTTCAAATGCAAAGGGTGGATACTACCGAGGGTTTGAGGAAATTAACGACCCAAATGGCAAATTTCAAAGAATCCAGAGATCAGGCAGAAAAGGACATTTCAGAAAGAAAAGCCGCCTTGTTCCTATGGGATAGGGATCTGGTCGCCAGAGTCGAAAGATTAAACGGAATAGAAAAGAGATTAAAAGAATTTGAAATAAGACTAAAAGATGAACGTGGGGTTCTGGATCGTATCTGGAAAGAGATAGAAAGGAAGAGAATATCCACATAGAAATTGAGCGGAAATAGTTTATAATATACACAATTAAACATATAAAAATATGAAGGGATTTTACGGTACTCCGTTTAGTAAAACAGCAACTCACGCAACAGATGCGGTCGCAACACAAACAGGGGTCGCATTGCAAACTCATTATATAACTGATCTTTCCGCAAGCTCCGATAAGGCAGGGTCAATAGTATTAGTGAAAGACGGAACAACGACAATCTGGCAGGATATAGTTGGAGCGGTCGGATCAGGAGGACACTACGAAATAAGCTTCATCACCCCACTCAAAGCAACGGCAGGAGCGGACATTTCCGTAACGATAGACGGAACTGCCGCCTGCAAGGCAAACATGAGTGGATTTACACTTAACAACAGCTAAATGGCATATAGAATAGATCCCTATGACAAAAGCATAGTGATTGACGGATGGGAGAAAGGAATTGCAGACTCGCCGTATGCGGGGATTTCTAATTTAAGAAATATAAACATCGTGTCCGTTCCTGGAGAGGCAAGCGTGAGTTTTTCAACCGTAGCAGCATCTCAAGGGCCAGTGACTGCGGGGACAGTATCATCTGCTGATCCAGGGACGGAAAGAATAACATTCTCTGGAGCGGTAGGACTGGAAACTTACATGGCGGTAAAGTTTTCAGGGGCAGGACTTCCGACAGGAATAACCGCAGGAGTGATTTATTGGGTATCACTTATCAATGCAACAACGATGACAATCTATTCTGATTATCAGATGACTGTCATCGTAAATATAACTGCGACAGGAACAGGAACGTTCGCTGTTATAGAAATGGGTCTTCCAAAACATTTTGCTGGTAAAAATTCCATAATAGGAACAGGGGGAAACGGATCAATGTTTCTGGTAGATGGATTGGGACAAGTATGGAGTAACAGCTACGTGACAACTTCATTGAAATGGACTTTTACAGGAAACAAAGTAAATAACTATTCTTATGGAAACGGACTGGTTTATTATGAAGGATCAAATGGTGTGGGATACATATTCTTATTTAATGACAGTTCAATAGACTATACGTTATCCTCAAATATTTCCATTGCTTGGAATTATCAATGGGTTCCTGCCGCAGGAACCGTGGGTGCATGGTCAGCGACTCCAGCGGCTATATTAAAATCAACAATATATTCACAGAACTCTCATGAGGCGATAGTTGCTCCAGACAGCAGAGTCTATTTCTGTGACTCAAACTGGATCGGCAGATGGTATCAAACGGATCCATCGATAGCATTCGTGCCGACAACACTAGCAACTTATACATACGACCAAACAGCATTATTACCAACAACCGACATTTCTACGTGCCTGACATTCCTTGGAACGAACATAATGATAGGAGGAATGAAGAATGTTGTGTATCCATGGAATAGATACGATACACACTTCAATTACCCAATACTTCTTGCGGAAAGTTATGTATCAAAAATGGTGACCATAAACACCAATACATACATTTTTATGGGAAACAGAGGAAGAATTTACATAACGAACGGGACTCAAGTTCAACTTTATAAAAAGATACCAGACCATATTTCAGGAACGATAGAGCCGTATTATATTTGGGGAGGAGCTTGTTCAACAAAAAATCAATTATATTTTGGATTTTATGTTACCAGTAACGCTGGAGGATCGTTGAGCGGAGCTGAGAGATATGCTGGTCTATGGGCGATTGACGTGGACACTGGAGGGATAAGAATGTCAAATGGATTGTCATGGGGACGTTTCTATGGATCTGGGAATCAAGGATATGCTTCTGCATTGTATCCATCAATTCAAATTACAAATGCGGTAGGAAATCCTCCAGGAACAGGATTGTGGATCGGATGGAGAAGCACTGAGGGACTAGTGATACCTGGCGGTACTCAGTACGGAATAGATAAAACATCTTCAAATCCATACATTGCAGGAGAATCAGAGATAGAAACGGACCTGATTCCGATAGGGACATATCAGAAACCTAGGGATCTTGAACGTGTAGAGTTTAAGTTAAATAAGCCATTAATAAGTGGGGAATACGTATCTGTGTATTACCGACTTGATTTCTCTCAAGGATATACGCCTATGTTTATTGACGACACCGTTGGTGACATTTCAAATTCATCGCCAGTGAATTTCAAAAACGCACAATGGGTACAGTTCAAAATAGTAACAGCATCCACATTAACAGATCCATCTTACGTTCGTCTAAAAGAGATAAGAATACTTGGATTAAAAGAATAAAATGGACACACTCCAAAGCGAATCAAAGCCGAGAGAAAATCAGGATTGGATAACTGCACAGGAAACCAGCCAGGATCAGTTTGGAGTGGCCAAGATTCCAGCACACAAACATAGTGGAGTGGATTCGCTGAGAGTGGATGTGGGAGATTTGGAAAGATTCCCGAGCACGGCTGCCGTTGGAAATACGATTCAATTTAACGGAAATCAGTGGATAGCGACATCTGCAGGATCAAACCCGACAGATACAAACCTGGGAGCACAACTCAAAAATACTCCCTACACAAACACGAGTGGTCACTGTCAACTTCAATATGTTAGACTAAATGCAGCGGTGGGATCAGCGGACGGATATGTTCAAATCCAATTTGTAGTAGATGGCAATATTGTGGATTATGCTCAATTGAGTTACGCAGATGGTGCTGGAGTAAATAGAATAAATACTTATCTTTTAGTGATGGGGTTTGTTCCTATCGGTTCTACCTACGAAGTTCAAGTTCAGCGTGGTGGGAGTGGGAATAATCCCAATATTCAGTTCTGGCATGCAATCAACTTTTAATATCCACATAGAAAATTATTAAATAAGTAGTAGAATAATGGCGTATGAAAACTTGGACTACCTATACAAACGACATTCCGAGGATAATAAACAACACTCTGCCCGATAACATAACCTGGGCAGGAGAGGTATTAAACGACTCTCTAAGATATCTGACGACCAAATACTATTTCAACGAAAGAACTTACACGGTAAATACCATATCCCAGCAACAATTCTACAATCTGCCGCCACAGATAAAGAGACTCATAAACGTGACTGTAACGATAGGAAACGTACTCTGGCAACCAAAAGAGTGTCCGTCAAGGCAATATTGGGACTCTCTGAACACGATTCTATTTTATCAGGACTTTCCATCGTTCTTCTTTGTTTATAACGGGAAAGTGGGGATATTCCCGATTCCCTCATCAACAGGAAATCTGATAACTCTAAACTATAAGACTCGTATATCAGACTTAAATCAGGCGGATTATGTTACAGGAACAGTGGGAATAACGACAAACACGACAATAGTGACAGGAGCTTTGACGGTGTGGACCAAGTCAATGCTTCCAGGGGGATGGATCAGAATAAATCCAAACGCAACCGATGCCAAGAACGGAGACAACCAGTGGTACGAGATAGACTCAATAACTGATGGAACTCACTTGGTATTAAAGAATCCGTACACGGGAACAACGGTGGCAGGGGGAAGTTACACGATAGGACAGACGCCTCTCTTGCCAGAGGACTATCAGGATTTACCGCTATACAGAATGGCGATACTTTACTATACAACAAGATTTCCTGATCCAAACAGGGCGGCCTTATACCAAGGACTTTGGGACAAAGGAGAAGCTGCTTTGGATGAAGAATTTGGAGCAAAAACAACAAACGTCGCCTTGACCGATACTGACGCTTCGGTCATGAATCCCAATTTATTTCAAAGGACAGTAACATAAAAACATGGCAACAATTTATACGCAGGCACAATTAAAGGCGATGGGGAAGATGCAGGATCCTGTGACAGGGAATATGTATGACTTACCGACTCCGCCGAAAGCACCAACTCCAACAGCTCCAACAACTCCAACAAATACAACTCCCCCAGCTGGAACGTACACGGGAGGGGGGATGAGTTTCACAACCCCATCTGCACCATTGACGTTTCCCGCAGGAACTGGAATGGGAATAAATCCGATAGGAGTAAAAGCCCAAACTCCAATAAACAACGTAATAGGAAACATAACTTTGCCGTCTAATCAGGTATCAACGGTAAAACCACCCGCACCGCAAAGCACAGCGGGAGGAGTTGCTGGGTCAGGGCCATCTTTTAGTACAGATCCAAATAAGATATTAAATCCAAATCCACAGAATCTAAGTTCTCAACAAATTGCGGCAGGATATTCTAATCTTCCAGGGCCGTATAGTCCGATAACGGGACAACCGAATGTAACTGAAACCCCAGGAACACCGAGTCCAAACACTGGAAACTATACGCCATATACACCCAATGCGGGACTTTACGGACAACTAATAACGGGAGCGGCAAACATGTCAGCTCAACCGTCACCTCAGTATCAGGCAGCCCAAGCACAATACTTGAATCTTCAGAATCAGATGGTGGCTCTTCAACAGAACATGGCACAGCAAACGGCAAACATAGAGGGGAGTCCGATAGATCTATCATTGGCGACAGGACAGCAGGGAATACTAAATAGATTATATGCAGGGAAAGAAGCGGCAGTAGCAGGTCAAATGCAGGGAGCTCAGGCAGCAGCTCAGACAGCCACAGGACAACAGCAGGTCCAACAACAAGGATTGCTGGGAGCGGGAGGGTTGGCTCAACCACAACCATATCCGATAACTACAACTCCTTATAATCCAGCGACGGGAACTTATGGACCAATGGCTGGAGGGGGAACGGCAGGGAATGCACCTTACACGGCTGGAACAGTACAAGGACAGGTTGGAGTAGGACAACAGGCAGCTCAACTTCAATCAGTCCAAGCACAGGCACAACAACTAACCAGTCAATTGACAACATTGCTTGACCAAAATCCATACATAAACCCCATGGGATTATCGGTAGTGAATGGGTTAGTGCAATTAGGAGCTGCTCAACTTGGAAATCCAGTGTATCAAACATTCCAAAACTTAGTGAATGATCTAGTGTCTCGTTATTCGGCTATTCTTACTCCAGCAGGAGGAAATGTAACTGACATGAGATTACAGATAGCAAATAGTCTTATCAATGCACAAGCCAATCCAGAGAACATCAAGAAAGTAATACAAGCATTAGACCAACAGGCAACTGGAGTTATCAACCAAATGAACCCTGCAAACAGACCAGGAGGAACAACTGGGGGAGGGACAATAACGGCAGGGGGATATAACTACGTTCAAAACGCCCAGGGGCAATGGGTTCCATCTCAATGACATGGCGAATTTACCAACAAGAAGCAATAATCCTGGAGACCTCAAGGACCCGTCTACGGGAGAATTTAGGCAGTTTGGTGATCCAAAGGAAGGATACGGAGCCTTATTAAATGATCTCCAACATAAGATAACAACGAATCCAGAATGGAATCTGGCTGACTTTTCAAATGTTTATGCACCACCCACGGACAACAATGATTCGGCTCAGTATGCGGCCAATTTAGCCAATCAACTGAAAGTAAGTCCAGATACAAAGATAAGCCAATTACAACCAAGGATCGGAGAATTTGCCGATGCAATAGGAGTGAATGAAGGATTTGAAGGAAAGAATGTGGCAACGGCAGCTCCTACGGGAACAACTCAATCCGCCAGTCCTACAGTTGGAGGAGTGGCTAACTCAGTTATAAGTGGGTACCAACAATACCTGACGGGAACATTGGGATTGTTTGCTGGACTCATCGGAGGAGGAGATTTTGTACAAAAAGTAGGACCAGTTGCGGCAGGACTTGGTGTTGCGGCAATAACAAAAAGTCCTGCGGCGGGAGTAGCGGCACAATCGATAACGTCAGGAATACTAGGAGGAAATAAAACTCCAACAACACAGACACAAGGAACGACGGCCAGTCAGATGACAGACTTTATTTCACCGCAGTCACAAGAAGCATCGGGAACAGTAGCGAAAGTATTGACCGAATCACTGGGTGCTACTATGACAGGAAGAATTGCACTGCAACAACCTGATACTCAGGCGGGATTATATGCAAACAGTTTATTTGGAATTGTCCCAACTCCAGACGAGAACGGAAACCTGGACTCATCGGAGGCAAGAAAGAAGAGCCAAGGATTGGTCAGTAAAATCAATAGTGGAATGGGATCGATACTTGAAGCCGAAGGAACATCAGGATCGGTGAAAGAAGCCCTTGCCGAAGTTGAAAAATTGATAGAAAAACATATTCCTGACACAGACAAAGAGATAGCCAGAAAATACGCAAGAGAGACGATACCAATTTATGCAAAAGAAAACACAGGAAGTAAGAATGCAAAGGAACTACCATTGGCAGTGTGGCAAAGAATGAAACAACAAGAAGCATACGGGAAAAAATGGGGAATACTTGAATCCACCGCAAAGAAAAGAGCGGCAAAAGTTCTATCCCTTGCGGCCAGGAATGTAATAACGAATAATACAAAGAACAAGGACATGTACGAGTCGGCAATGAAGATGGAACACGACTTGATGAAGGGATGGAAAATACTAGACAGACTAAACGGGAAAAAAGCAGTTACACACCATGCGTTAATGAAAGACTTGTCTCATGCGTTTGGGAGATATTCAGCGTTATACATAGGGGATAAACTGGGAGGGCCGATGGGAGCAATTGTTGGAGACATGATAGGAAGAAGATTGGTAGGAATGATAGACAAAAGACACGGCAAGACGATATTTGAAACTCCCGAAATGCACAAAGCATTAGAAATAGTTGAGAGAGAAAATCCTGATGTTGGATTAAAGTTAAACGAAGCATTAAAAAAACATCTGATAGAAGATGTTCCAGGAGAGGTGGCGGAAACAGGACCAGCGACAGCTCCAGTGATAAAAGGAAAGAAAGGAATGCTTCCCCAATTAGCTAAAGGCGGTGGTAAAAAAATACAAACCAAACAACCAAAAGCACGATCGCAGGGACGATTAACCCAGAAGCGATCAAGGCGATAGTGACAAGACCAGCGATGAATTGAGCTTTAGTAAGACCATAATCACTCATAAACACACTATAACATGAAACAGGGAAATGTAAAGGTATTTGCAAGGGACAAGCAAAAGTTGTATCAGGCAGTAAACATGAGAATAAATGGAATATCTTTGACTTCTATAGCGATGTTCTTCAACTGTGATAGGGGATCAATAAAGCACCAATTGGACAAATACGAGATAGAGCCGAAAACAGACAGCATATACACGGTAGAAAGGATAATAATAAAGTCACTTCCCAAACCAGACGAGAGCCGATGGATATTCAAGAACGGGGAGAAAATAAACACAGGCAGGATGTACAAGGATTATTTCAACAATATCCACATAGAAAAAAAGCAGGAAAGTAGTAAAATTACACAAAAATGAATGCAAGCAGAGATGACAATAGAGTACCGACAATGATAGCGGCATTACAGACCGACGGAAAAACAGTAGTGCCTATTGCCGTAAATCCGATAACCAATGCACTCAAGGTTTCTGATGGATTGGCGGGAGTCAGTCACAGCACTGAACCAGCGATAAGGGATGAGAATAGAGATACTGGAATAATGGGAGTATCGAGTGCCGACGGAGTGACACTGATCCCAATTTATGCAGACGCATTTGGAAATTTATTAATTCAATCAAACTAACATGGCGATATCAGCACCAAGAGATGACAACCGAGTTCCAACTCTTATAGGGGTTTCAAGCGTAGACGGGAAGACTCCTGTATTGCCTTATGTTGATCCAATAACCCATAGATTATTGGTAGACACACTAGGAGGAGGAACTTTTGAATTAACACCAGTACTGCCAGCAGATGGAACGTGGTCAGGAATAACTGAAGCTGGAACTGCGGGAGCAACTTTGGTATTTGGAAATATTTGCTATCTGGTAACGGCCACATCAAGATGGGTATTGGCTAAAGCAGACGTGATAGCAACATCAGGGGGAGTGAAATTGGGGATGTGCGTAATGGCGGCAAATAATGGACAAGTAACAGAGATGTTGTTGTTGGGAAAGATAAGAGCGGACTCGCTATTCCCGTCACTTACCGTAGGAGCAGCAGTTTATATAAGCGACACGACAGTTGGGGCAATAACGAACGTTCAACCAAGTCTCAGCGATCACGTGATAAGAGTGGTCGGGTTTGGAAACTCGGCGGTAGATTTATATTTCTATCCATCACCTGACTACATCACCCATATTTAATATGCTATAATGACTAAAAATAAATGGTCGAGAGAACAATAATTAAATTACAAAATGGCAGCTACATTCAGTTTCTATCACGTATATGGAACGACCCCTTCAACGGAGGTGGCTTCAACGGGCAATACACTGAACTTTTTTGGTGGAACGAGCTTGACTAATACTGCAGTCTATGAGGCAGCAGCGGGAACAGCTAACTACAACAACACAGCGTCAAACATTGCAGCTGGTTCGAACTCATGGCCAATCTGGATTACTGGGAGATTCTCAACGGCAGGTGCTGGAACATTCAACAACATAAAGTTCTGGCAGTATACCGAAGCGAACGGTTCAGCTTTCTGGAATGCTTCAGCTTCAATGATTGCAGTTGGTACAGTCGTGGCAGCTTATGCCGCACCGACAACTAGAGCGACTGGAGCAGGACAAGCTTCAAACGTTCAGGTTCCGATAAGCAGCAGTTCAACGACAGCTCCTGGTTCACCTTTAGTTTTGGGAATAGTTTCCACAGCAGGTGCAGGAACGTGTTTATCACCTTCTTACGTTGTTTATCAGCTTACGACAGCAACAACGGCTCCAGCTGGAGACACGGCTACTGCGGGATTCACATTCCAATACGACGAACAGTAAATATAAATAACCATTTAATTCAATATTATGGCAAAAATAGGCGGAGTGATTGGAGTCCCCTCCTTGGGCATGGTTTCAACACATTTCTTAGGTGCGAGAGCCATGCTCCAGGGAGACTTAGGCCTCAGTTGGGTTGATAAGATAGTCTTGGACGAAGAGATGAGGTCATTGGGAAAACCGACCGATGTCGGTTCAAAAAAGCAATACATAGCAGAATATGCAATAGAACAGGGTGCGGATTGGGTTCTATACATCGATGATGATGTTATCTTCCCACCGAACACATTGATTAAACTTCTCCACAGGAATAAGGATATAGTCGGAGGAGTCTATTGGTCCAAGTCAGAACCCCCAGTGCCTTTGATATTCAAAGGACACATGCAGGGAACTTACAGGGACTGGCACGCAGGAGACTTCATTAAGGTTGACGCCATGGGAATGGGTCTAACCTTGATAAGGACGAAAGTATTCAAGGCAATGGAGAAGCCTTGGTTTACGTTAGATTATACCTACCAAGAAGCCGAGAATAGAACAACGAAAGATTACGGAACAACAGAGGATTTGTACTTTTACAAGAAAGCCAGAGACCACGGGTTTGAAGTCTGGTGTGACACGTCTCTACAGGCGTGGCATTACGAAAAAAATACCAAACAAATGTTTGGAATACAGAATGACTTTCCTCAAGCAATCGCTGGTTCGGACTTAAAACCAAGAGGAAAGAAATTGATAGCGGACATTGGGTCAGGAGAACACAGTCCCTACTTCCCAGAAGGAATTCCAGTCAGAATGGACATAAGGGAAGAGGTTAAACCCGACATAGTCTGTGATGTAAGAAGTATTCCTGAACCAGATGAGAAATACGACATAGTATTTTCATCACATACGTTGGAGCATTTTTCTCACAAAGTAGTTGATGTTGTGCTGAGAGAATGGACAAGGATACTTAAGATAGGTGGAGAGTTAAGATTGATACTTCCGAATCTTGAGTTTGCTTGTGACAGCATAATAAAGAGCAAAGGAGAAATTGATTACAATGCAATCAATATTCTCTATGGAGAACAGACCTATCCGAAGAACTTCCACGCTTGCGGATTTACCCAGAAGACTTTAGCGAGATTATTAGAAAAGATGGGATGTTTAAAAGATATATTAGTTGTCTTTGATGGACCCAAATATAATCTTCTTGCCAGTGCAGTTAAGTATAAAAAGACAAGACTCTTTGAGTCTATACATCCAAGTTATTCGCTCAAAGGAGGAATGCATCGCATTGCTCCCTTACAAAAGGCCGATGAACATTCGATGGAAGAAGTAATGTTTAAACAAAACGATGTCTTACGAAAAAGAGGAAAGGGCAATCTTCAATTATCTGACAAACGACATAAAAGGGCTGGAAAGAAAAACAAAGATAAAGTTAAGAGACACAAGACTCACTCCAGCACATCTAGCACGAGTAACATTACTCTTTAGCAGTGGGAAGATATCAAGTCGAGAGGCAAAAGACATAATAACTAAATTATATGTACAACTGGGAAGCACTCGTGAATAACGAGTTAGTAAAACAGATAGAACAGATAGACGGGTTGTCCGAAGAACAAAGAAACAAGACGACAATGTTCCAGTGGATTGATTACGACACCGAGCGTAAGGTGGGAGTTGATTTAACTGACGGTTCGTTTTTTATAAACGATCAAATACTTCATGCTGGAGAAGATGACGTCAGGGATTTGAGTGATAGGGGAGATTACAGAATTATTTATGCCACAAGACATACAATAATTGGAGGAGGAGATGATCCAAGCAATTATCTTTATCTTGTTGGATGGCAAGTGACCGACGAAGGAAAAAATAAGAAAAGAATTTTGTATATTTATCCTTCGGGGACTGTGATATTTGGAGGATGATAAACAATAATTTAATAGGTCAATTCAATGACTGTAGGACAATCCAATGTGAAAGAGGACTACATTGGGTAGTCCTTTTTTAATATATGGCACTAACAGATAACATATTAAGTTGGTACAAGATGAACGATAACGCCGCTTCAACAGCGGTGAGTGATTCAACCAACAATTGTCCAGGAACTGCTGCTCAAAATACAAATCTGATTTCAACTCCAGATGCCACACCTGCGATAGACAGAGCATTAAGTTTTAACGGAACTTCGGACTCAATTTCTCAAGCTGGTAGCAACGCATTGGCTAACGAATGGACAGTTGCTGGATTTTTTAAACTCAATGATGCTGGAGCAGATGCGTCTCGACAAGTTTTAGTCAACTGGAAACCAGGTTCGGGAGATGTAAATAGAATAGAATTTGAAATAGTTGGGGGTGTCCAAGCTCCTTTGTTGCAGGGTCACATAATGGCAAGGATAACAAGTTCAACTGGGTCTGTTGGAGGAGTCAAAACTTACAGTGGAAATACTTTAACCGTAGACGCAACTTGGTATCATATTGCGGAGACTTGGGATGGAACTAATTTAAAACTATACATAAATGCAGTAGAGGACACACCGTATACAATACAGGACAATACTGCTGTGACGATGACTTCCAGCGTTAGGAATAAAAGACTTGGAAGAAATACTGGTGGGGCAACTTTTTATTTCAATGGAATAATGGATTTAGTTGGTTTCTGGTCAAGAACGTTGAGCCAATCAGAAATATCACAATTATACAATAGTGGATCTGGGTTATTATTATCATTTACAGACGTTGCAGATTTAGAATCCAAAGGAAATATAAGACCTCATCTACCGAAGGATTTGAGAAGTAGAGGAAATATTAGACCTCATCTTTCAAAAGACTTAAGAACTAAGGGTGGGATTAAATATCCCGATATTCCCAGAGGACTACAAACAAAGGGAAACGTAATAGACTCCAAAGTCTTAAGATACGAGTCTGGTCAATACAACGGAAGTAGCACTCTTTTTACTCACACTTGCGGAGGAGCATATCCTGGATTAGTAGTTTTTACTAGAGCTTCTTATACTTTTCCCTGGCTGGGAGTGACAAGTGTAACGTGCAACGGTGTAGCCATGCACCAGGGTCCAGCTTCTGGACAGAGTTCTGTTGGTATAAATCAAAGTTGGTATTATGAGAGTCCAATAGTTGGTGACAATACAATCACAATAATTGGTGGAGGTGGTATTCAGAGTTTTTCTTTTTCATTTGCTGGAGCTAATCAAGATGATTTGGTTGGATTTGCTTATGCCGAAACTTCTTCTACTAGTGGTTCATACTCTAAAGTTTGTGCAACTGAATCTAACGATAGTATATTAGTTGATTCTATAGATAGCGATATTGCAGCTATGCCGTCTCCTGGAGTAAACCAGATTGCAAGAATCAATGACGGAGTTAGTCATAACACCAGCACTCAAAACACAACTACGGCAGGGAACTATACGATGGATTGGACTTTAGGTTTCTCTTTCTTTGATTACAATGTGCTGGAAGTTAAGGAATTTGTTCTTACTAAGATTAAGTCTTTACAATCAAAGGCGTCAATAATACCTACTCCTGTGGTTGCAGTTTTGCTTATCGCAGCTGGTGGAGGGGGAGGAAAGGGTGACCAGGCAAGTCAAGCAGGTGGTGGAGGCGGTGGTGGTGGATATGTATATGATGCATCTCGTTCTGTCATTCCTTCGACAATATATCCTGTAACCGTTGGATTGGGATCGGCAGGAATTGAAGGTGGTAATTCTATATTTGATAGTTTAATAGCGATTGGTGGAGGACGTGGAGGGAGTTATGCTTCGGGCCCAGGAACAGATGGAGGGTCGGGAGGAGGTGGTTGTTCTAATCATGGTGGTCTTGGAACTCAAGGATATGATGGAGGTGATGGACTATCCAGCTATGCTGGTGCTGGAGGTGGAGGAGCTGGAGCAATAGGACAAGATACCCAGGGCAGTGCTCACGGAGGTGACGGAGGAATTGGAATAGTAAATCCAATAGTTGGTTCTACTTCTGGTGAAAATATCGGAGGGATATATTATCTTGCTGGTGGAGGGGGAGGTGGTGCTAATAGTGGAAGTTATGGTATTGGAGGAGATGGAGGAGGAGCAGATGGAGCTCAGGGAGGACTAAATAATGGTCTTGCTAATACGGGAGGCGGCGGAGGTGGTAGATATTATATAGGTGGAATGGCTTCTGGTGGTTCAGGAGTAGTTGTAATTACTTATCCAACTGGAAGTTTAATTGGTGCACTCGGAGGAACAATTACTACTGTGGGAGGAATGACTATCCACACATTCAATGCAAGTGGAACGTTTTCGTTTCAACTTGGCTGGAAAGATTTAAGAACAAAGGCAGAAATTATTAGTTCTGGTGCTATAAGAAGACAAAAAGATTTAGAGTCTAAAGCTAAACTATTCCCTCAACAGAAGAAAGATTTGGAATCTAAAGCAAATGTTTTTCATAATTGGAAAGATCTGAGGACAAAAGGAAACATAAAGCCTCCCATTTTAAAAGACTTAGAATCCAAGGGAAACATAAAGACTACAAATCGCAAGGATTTAGAAACCAAGGGAAGAATAAAGCATACATATCCCAACGATTTAAGAACCGAGGGTAATCTTTGGAAAACCACTACTACTTATAAAGACTTAAGGTCCAAGGGTTCAATAAAGAAAACCAATCGCAAAGACTTAGAATCTAGGGGAAGTATTTCAGGAAGCATAAAGAAGGACTTAAGAACAAAGGGAAATAT